AATAACGCTTTAGATATTAATACCAACTTACCTATGTGGATAAGAAACACATGTAAGTATGGTGATAATTTTGTATATCTTAAATTAGACCCTGAAAAAGGTATTATAGGATGTATGCAATTACCAATCATTGAGATTGAACGATTGGAAGCTGGTATGGGAGCACACTCAACAGATTCAACCACCAATCCTGAAAAGAAACATTTGAAATTCAAATGGAAACAAAAGGATTTAGAGTTTAATACTTGGGAAATTGCTCACTTTAGATTACTTGGTGATGATAGAAGACTTCCTTATGGTACTTCTATGTTAGAAAAAGCTCGTCGTATTTGGAAACAATTATTGTTATCTGAAGATGCAATGTTGATTTACAGAACATCAAGAGCACCTGAAAGACGTGTATTTAAAGTATTTGTTGGAAACATGGATGATGCTGATGTTGAACCATATATCCAAAGATTTGCCAATAAGTTTAAGAGAAGTCAAACGGTTGACCATAAGACAGGTAATGTGGATATGAGATTTAATCAAATGGCGGTTGACCAAGATTATTTTGTTCCAGTTAGAGATACTGCACAGGCAAGTCCTATTGAGACATTACCAGGAGCCGCAAACCTATCAGAGATTGCCGACATTGAGTATATCCAAAAGAAATTGTTAACTGCTCTTCGCGTTCCTAAAGCATTTTTAGGTTTTGAAGAAACTGTTGGTGATGGTAAGAACTTATCATTACAAGATATTCGTTTTGCTCGTACTATCAATCGTATTCAAAAGAATATGATTTCTGAATTAAATAAAATTGCAATCATACACCTATTCATTTTAGGTTTTGAAGATGAAATATCAAACTTTACATTAAGTTTAACAAATCCATCAACTCAAGCTGATTTGATGAAAATTGATGTATGGAAAGAAAAAATTCTATTGTATAAAGATATGGTTGCTGACCCTGGTAGTGGTGTTGCCGCAGTGTCTATGTCATGGGCAAAGAAACATATTCTTGGGTTTTCTGATGATGAGATTAAACTTGATTTACAACAACAACGTATTGAAAGAGCTGTGGGTGAAGAACTTAAGAAAACTGCTGAGGTCATTACACATACAGGTATATTTGATAACTTAGATAAGTTATATGGTAAGAAAGAAGGTGAACCAGCTGGAGCACCTACTGAAGGAGGGTCTACAGATACAGGAGGTGGATTAGGAGCACCACCTGATTTAGGAGGAATGGGAGATATGGGAGGAGAATCACCGGCACCACCTGAATCACCATCACCACCCGCAGAAGGGGGTGCATTACCTGAAAACAATGAAAGAAATAAAGAAAATTTAAATATTATTTTAGAAAATACGGGAATGTTAAATGAAGATGATATTATAAATCTAAGTCGAGTACAAGAATCCTTAGGAGAAATGGGTAATCAATTGGATAAACTACTTAAAGGTTGATATTTATATAAAAAAATATAGATATGAGATTCGGATTAATAAAAACATTAGTAGAAAATAAATTAATTGATTCCTTTGTTAAAGGAACTCTTAAAACTGATATGAGACTTTTTGAAAGAAAATTACTTAAAAATAGTGATTTTTGTAAATTAATGTCGATATATGATAATTTAAAAGAAAATAAAGAATTAGATAAAGAAACCGCAACTTATTTGGTTGATGATTTATCTAATGAATTTAGACAAATTAAATTATCTGAGAATACAGTAAGTTTTGTTAAAAGTTGGACTAAAGATATTGTGCTTGAAAACAAATACAAAACAATTGATGAACTATTTTATGGTGACTTACTAAAACCTGAAAAGAAATCAATTGCTAAAAAATCAATTGTTGAGTCTTTAGGTAAAAAACCAATACTTAAGGAAAATAAACCCTCGAATGTCCCAATTAGTTCAATGTTAAAAGTTGCTAATAAGACTGCTGAAAAATATTTAGAAAACTTAACTGAGTCTGAAAGAAATTCTGTAAAAGAAGTTTTATCATCAAATAATGAGAATTTAAAAACAAAATTTACTGAATTAAAAGAAACTGCAATTCAAAAAATTGACACTCTTATTTCTGAATCAGATGAAGAATTATCAAAAGTTTTATTAGAAACAAAAGAAAGACTTACAAATGTAAAACATTCTAAAAAAGAATATATTAAGTTAATGAATTTAACTCAAAATTTATAATTCATTATTTTTTGAATTTTTATAAATAGCATCGTTTAAAATCTGACGTTTTATGTCAGATTTTTTTTTGTAGTTTTTTCTGTTTTGTAACTCTACAATCATTTTAGTTTTTAAAACTTTTGACTTAAAGTTTTTTAAAGATTTTTCTAAATCGTTATTTTTAACGGGAATTATTAACATTTTGACAACTCGGTTTTTGTTGATTATTATTACTTACATAAATAAACGAAGATATGAAAAACTTGTAAATGAAAAAAGGAAAAAGTTGTGTGGTTAGAGGATATAAACAAATAAAATGTTCATATGGTACGGTTGACTCAAAAAATTTAAAATCAATTTATTTAAATATTCAATCTTGGGTCAAACCAAAAACACACGAAGAAAGTTGGAATAGAATTGTATCAGTTTTTAATAAAAATATTAAAACAAATTTAATAGAAATTATCGACAATGAATTATTAAATGAAAAATTTATAGTTGATTTAGATTTAAGAACAAGTGGGATATCTGTTAAAAAAAGGTCTTTCATGAATTTAGAGGTAACATTGTTTTTGAAAAAAGATATTGATTTTAAATCTACTGAGTTAAAAAATTCTATTAAAAATATTATAAATTATATTGAAACAGAATCGTTTAAAAAATCGAATTATTTTAAATTTTACCTTACAAAATCGAGTAAAACAAAAACAATCGATAAAATAGAAAGTATTTAATATTTATCTATAAAAGATAAAATGCAAAATTACAAAATATTAGGTCCAAGAGAAATTGGTAAAGGTATTTTAATTGAGATGGATGCTGGGTATGTTTCCCCAACAGAAAAGAATAATCAAATCTTCCTACAAGAAAGTAAGGATTTTAAAGATTATTCAAAACCATTTGAATTCTACGCCGTTCTACAAAAATACAATACGCCAAATAGAAACGGTAGAACATATCCTGAAAGAATTTTAAAGAGAGAGTCTGAAAATTATATAAAAAATTATATAGGTAAGAAAACTTCTTTATCTGAACTTAATCACCCTGAGTCTTCATTGATAGATTTAGATAGAGTATCACACATGATTACAGAGATGTGGTGGGATGGTAATGTCCTATTAGGTAAACTATTACTTCTAACTTCACCAGGGTTTCATGAGAGAGGTATTGTGTCAACAAAGGGTGACCAAGCGGCAAACCTATTAAGATTAGGTGTAACGTTAGGTATATCATCAAGAGGGGTAGGTTCCTTGAAAAAAGTAGGTGACCAAAATGAAGTACAGGACGATTTTGAATTAATTTGTTTTGACTTAGTATCTTCACCGTCAACACCAGGAGCTTATTTATTTACTGAACCTGATGGTAGATTTGCGTTTGAAGAAAACATTCAAGAAGAAAATGAACTAAAAGCTTCTAGAACAGTTAACAAATCGCTTGATTTAATGGGAAGACTTACCGATTATTTAGGAAAATAAATAATTATGGAAATGGACGAAAAATACTTTGTGGCTAAAATCCAATACGATTTGCCAGATGAAAACACAGGAAAAATTAAAAAAGTAAGAGAAGAAAAACTTGTAAGAGGTTATTCTGTTACCGATGTCGAAGCTAAAGTTACTGAAGCTTACAAATCATTTAGTTATGATTGGAGAATTACTTCAGTAAGTGAAAGTAAAATTGACGAAGTGTTTGAGTAATCACAAAGTTTAAAAAGAATTTAAAAGGGGACGAAAGTCTCCTTTTTCATTTATATACTAAAAAAAATTAATTTTTCTAAACATCTATATATTTATTTAATAAAATAACGCACAAATGGCAGAAAAAAACTTAGTTGAAGAAGCATTAATCCAAATACAAAATTTGGAAGAAGCAATCAATGAAAACGCAAAAGAAATACTTCATTCTACAATGAAAGAAGAAATTAGCGAATTAGTAAAAGAGTCTATGAAAAATGGGGCTGAAGAAGAAGATGAATTTGAAGTTGAAGATGAAATGGTATCTGAAGAAGAATCTGAAGAGGAAGAAGACGAATTAGAATTTGAAGACGAGTCTGAAGAAGACGAATCTGAAGAGGAAGAAGACGAATTTGGAACTGAAGATGACGAAGATTCCGATGAAATGTTTGACATGTCAAATTTATCTGATATAAGTGGTGACGATGAATTCGGTTCTATGGGAATCCAAGATTTATCTGACGAGTCAATGGACACAGTTTTAAAAGCTTTTAAAGAAATGAAACCTACCGACACTTTCGAAATTAAGAAAGATGGTGATTTTATTCATTTGAAAGATGAAGAAGATGAATATCTTATTCAGACTGAATCGGAAGAAGATGAATTTGAAATGGGTGACTTTAATGAAGAAGAAGAAGAAGAAGAAGAAATCGTTTACGAAATCGAAATGGATGATAAAGCTGAAGAAGATGGTGAAACTTACGAGATGTATAGTGAAATGTATTCTGAAGAAGAAGAAGAAGAAGAAAATGAAGAATACATGACAGAATCATCTCAATTAGTTGGATTATCAAAAGGTTTTAAATCAGAAACAAAAGAATCAACTAAAGCTAAAGTTGGAAAAGGTGGTTCAGTTGGGAAACCTAAATTTGATTATAAAAAATCAAAAGGTGGGTTTGACGAAAAGAAAACTTACGTTAATCCTACTAAAGGAACAGGTAAACCTAAGTTTGAATTTAAAGAAGATGACAGTTTTGAAATGCCGTCAAGAACTCCAAAATTATCTAAGGAAGAAGCTAAAGAAGCTTCACGTACTTACGGTATGGGATGGAGAGATGGAGCACTTAAAAAAGGTGCAAGAGCAGGACAAAATCAAGCCCGTCTTTATACTGAATCTATGGTTGAAGAACTTGAAATGTTAAAAGTTAAAAATGAAGAATACAGAAAGGCTCTAAATATGTTTAGAGATAAACTTAACGAAGTTGCTGTATTTAATTCAAATTTAGCATATGCTACAAGATTGTTCACTGAACATTCTACATCAAAGCAAGAAAAAATTAACGTTTTAAGAAGATTTGATTCTGCAGAAACTCTTAAAGAATCTAAAGCTTTATATAGAACAATAAAAGAAGAACTTGGAGGAGAATCCAAAAAGTTCATGACTGAGTCAATCGAAAAAGTAATTGATAAATCTCCACAGTCAGGTTCAGCAGTTAATCTGATTGAATCTAAGACTTACGAGAATCCTCAATTCTTGAGAATGAAAGACATTATGTCAAAAATAATAAAATAAACTTAAAAATAAAAAACCTATAAAATAAATGGGAGCATTATTAGAAAGTGGATTAGTTGGTAACATCGGTCTTAAGCACTTGAAAGTTATCAAAGAAGACACTATAAACAAATGGGACAAATTAGGGTTCCTAGAAGGTCTC